GCTGGGGTGCTTTGGCTGTACAGGCATGACAAGCCAAAGCACCCCAGCGTCCTGGCGTCGATGTCGTTTCGCACCCTGCAAAGTGCCGTTCGTGCCGGCATCCTGAAACAGGCCGTCGCCCAGGTGCAGTCATGACGTGGTCGCCGCAACAGGAAGCCGCCTTGAAGGCGGTTCGGGCGTGGCTTGCCGACAAGGCGCGACCGCAAGTGTTCTATCTGGCGGGGTTTGCCGGCACCGGAAAGACGACGCTCGCCAAGGAACTAGCCGGCAACCTCAAGGGCGATGTCCTCTTCGGGGCCTTTACCGGCAAGGCTGCGCTGGTGCTGCGACGGAAGGGCTGCACCGACGCCAGCACCATCCACAGCATGATCTACACCGTCCTAGAACAGGACGGGGTGAAGCGGTTCCGGCTGAACCCGGACGCGGCAGTCGCGGACGCCGCGCTGGTCATCATTGATGAGTGCAGCATGGTCGGCGAGGCCCTGGCGCGGGACCTACTGTCGTTCGGCACCCCGGTTCTTGTGCTCGGTGATCCCGCCCAGTTGCCCCCGGTGAAGGACGAGGGGTTTTTCACGAACCGGCGGCCGGATGTGATGCTGACCGAGATCCACCGGCAGGCGGCCGAGAACCCCATTATTCGGCTGTCCATGGACGTGCGTGAGGGGCGGGGGCTCGCTCATGGCGATTTCGGCGCGGTGCGGGTGATCGGGCGTGATGCTGTCGACCGGGCCGAGGTCATGGCGGCCGATCAAATCCTCGTCGGGCTGAACCGCACCCGGCACCTATACAACATGCGGATTCGGAAGCTGCAGGGTCGTGTCACCGCTATGCCCGAGGTCGGCGAGCGGGTGGTGTGCCTGCGAAACGACAAGGATCGCGGCCTGCTGAACGGGGGTCTGTGGCACGTCACGAAGCTGATGCCCTCGGACGAACGACGGTGGGCCATGGTGGTTCGGTCCGCAGACTTCGATGACGGACCGGCCGTTCGGATCGGCGTCCACCCGTTGTTTTTCCTCGGCCGTTCGGCGGATGTGCCCGAAGTGATCCGGAAAAAATGCGACTGGTTCGACTTCGGGTACGCCCTGACGGTGCATAAATCGCAGGGTTCGCAATGGGACAACGTCTACCTGTTCGACGAGTCCGGCACCTTCCGAGATGACGCCGCGAAGTGGCTTTACACCGGGATCACAAGGGCAGCGGAACGGTTGACGGTGGTGCTGTGATGGCATCCGCCATGACGTTTGCGGACGCCGTGGTTGCCTTGATCGACGGCGGCACCGTGCGCCGGTCCGCCTGGGGGCCGCGCCGGGCTGTGCGGCTCGATGTCGCCGGCTGGTCCGGGAAAGAAGACCTGCTGATGGTCGACCTGCACCGGGCGGCGGATTTCTCACCCTATCCCTACCACCCCACCGCCGAGGATGTGCGCGGCGCCGATTGGGTTGAGGTGTCGATATGAAAGACCTATTGGACGAACTGGACCGGAAGATCGCCGCGGCCTCGCCGCAGCACGGACCAGGTCGCATCGTGAAGCTGATCCGGGAGGCCGCAAAGCGGCTGCGGGACGGCCTGCGGAGCACCGCCGCCGCCCAGACGCCCGCGCCGGCCGCTGTGCCTAAGTCGCTTTGCTCGGAACCTTGCGCTTGGTGGGCAGAGACTGGGACGGCGGGCGCTGGACTCGGCTGCAATAGACCATTCTGGCTTGAGCATGAGGCCATCGCCTACGTCCGCCATCACGGCGGCTATGTCGCGCCACTGTTCCGCAGGTGGGGAGGCAGCGCCGATGTCTGACCTGTTCGACGCCGCAGACACCTCCTGGGCCACGTTCTCGGACTGCCGACGATGGTGCTACACCCTCGGCCGGCGGTGGGGAACCGGCCGGCTCGCCGCCTTCATTTTGCTGAACCCCAGTGCGGCCGACGAGACCCAAAGTGACCCAGGCCCGCCACCCCGGCGGGCCTTTTCGTTTCAGGATCGGGGATGCTCGAAAGCCGATGCCGCCCACGCCAGGGCGACGACCCAGCCAACAAATGTCCAGCCGAGAAAGATGGTGACCACAGCAATCGGGTTGATCTGCGGATGCTTCCGGTAGGCCGCCAAGAGAGCCGGGAACAGGTAGGCGAGGACGAGGACCACCCCGGCGGTGTTGTTCGGCATCAGTAACCCCAAGCGAGAGCATGCGTCCCAGGTCGTCGACCATGCCGCAATACCCAGCCACCAGCAAGGCGGGCATGGCTGTCATTGTCCGCCCTGTGCGGGTGGCGTGGCGACTCCCGTGCCTCAATAAACGGTAGCGAACCCTATTGAACGGTAGGCTGCCCCACGGGATTTTTGCTACAAATGTGCGACAAAGAGCCGGTTTCGATGGTGGCGGCCAATGCCTAAGTATTTGTTTTTGTTGGTGAGCCGGGCGGGGATCGAACCCGCGACCACATGATTAAAAGACGCGCTTTCCGCACCTTGTCGTCCGGTAGGAGACCAGGACCATCCTTGTTTTTCCTTCGATTTTCGGTCTTTTTAGAGCGCGCAAAATCGAATGGCCGAGCGCGCAAGATCGAATGGCAGCAGTTTTCCAGCTTCGATCATTTCTGATCAGCCCCTCCCTGAGATGATGAGTTCGCCGGCCCGCGTCGCGTTGCCCGAGCCGACCGTATAGGTCACCTCCGCCGCCTCCATCCGGAAGCCGGAGAAGATCCGTCGCACCTCCGGGTGGTCGTTCAGCGTCATGAGAAAGCGCCCTCGAAGCCCCTTCAAAGCGGCTGCGAGGCGCTCGTACTCCGCTCGTTCGAACAGGCCGCGGCCGTAGTAGTGCTCCGACCCGTGATAGGGCGGGTCCAGGAAGAACAGGGTCTCGGGCCGGTCCCAGCGCTCCAGGAACTGTTCCCATGGCAGGCACTCGATCCAGACGCCGGAGAGGCGCTCGTGCACGTCGGCGAGGAGCGGCGCCAGGCGGTGGATGTCGAAGCCCACCGGCTGGATGCGGGTCCCGAAGTTCCGCCCCGCCACCTTTCCGCCGAAGGCGAGCTTCTGGAGGTAGAGGAAGCGGGCCGCCCGCTGCAGGTCGGTCAGCCGATCGGGGTCCTGCCCGAGGAGCCGCTCGAACTCGTCGCGGGACGTGAGCTGCCAGCGCAGCATGTCCATCAGCGCTTGGTAGTGGACCTGAAGGCAGCGGAAGAACGTCGCCACGTCCCGGTTCAGATCGTTGATCACCTCGACCTTGGGCGCCTTAGCGCGCCGGAAGAACACGCCGCCCATGCCCACGAAGGCCTCGGCATAGACCCCGTGCGGGATCGCGGCGATCATGCCCGAGAGCCGCCGGGCGAGCTGCTTCTTGCCGCCGACATAGCCGGCCGCGGGTCGGACCGGGTCCACCGGCCGAAATCCATCCACCATTCTGTAACCCATCCGCTGCCATGGTCCGCCCGCACGCAAGCCGTGCATCGGGGCGGGGTGGCGATGAGCTTGCTTTCGCCGGGTGGGGTCGTCCGCCAAGATCAGCCCCATTGCCGGGTCACCCCGGCCCCCGCCGCGTCATTTCTTCTTCCCGTCTCCGCTCCCCTTGGTCTCGACCTGGACGGTCGTGATCCAGCCCTTCTCGGGCTCGACGACGTGCTCGGCCGAGGAGCAGACCCATTCGGTCCCGTCGATGTCGGCGCCGAAGCCCGAGCAGATGACCGGCGCCTCGGCGACCGCGAGCGGGTTGCCGGGCATCTCGAACGAGCCGGATCCCGAGTTCCGGCCATGCTCCCGCCCGGCCGCCTCGGCGCCGAGCTTCGCCTCGCCCTGGCTCGGATAGGGATGCATCAGGGCATGCCGCCCGGCCGAATAGCCCGGCTGGACCTTCTCCCGACGACGCTGGGCCTGCGCCGGGTCGTACCAGTCGCCGCCCATCTCGGAATATTGCGGCCGCGGCTCGATCTCGGCCTCGAAGCGATAGTTCGGGTCGTAGCGGACCTCGACCGGCGGCAGGGCCGAGCCGCCGGCACTCTTGCCCTCGCCCCGCTTGGTCACGACCAGGCGCCCCATCTGCGCCTTCACCATCGCGCCCACGTCGTCGCCGAGCGCGGTCGCGAAGTCGATCGCCGATTGCTGCCACCGGAGCCGGTAAGGCATCTGGATGCCGGCGATCTCCGGCGCCACGACGGCCGAAAGACCGGCCTTCGAGGCGATGTCCTTGAAGATGTCGCCGGCGGTCTTCTGGTCGTAGTGGGTCGAGCCGACTTCCTTGAGCTTGTCGACCATGTCGGCCGCCCGACAGGTCACCCGCAGCGTGGTGCCCGAGCCCGGATCGCCGCCGCCGCCGACCCGCTGCACGGTGTATTGGCCGACGAAGGCCGGCCCGCCGTCCGCCCAGGCCAGCTCGACCCGGTAGAGCGTGCCCTTGGGCGGGAAGCTCCAGCCCGGCGGTTCGGCGCGCAGCACGATTTCGGCCGTGTCGCTCTCATAGCCCCGGTTGTCGGTCACCTTCACCGAGACCAATGACTGGCCCCAGATGCCGGCGAGATCGCGCCCCGAAGGCCCCCAGACGCGCACGATCGGCCGCCGGAACATGCCCTCACTCCCACGGCCGGACGACGGTCGCGACGACCGGCTCGGGCGCCGGCGGCACTTCGATCACGGTCCCGCCGGGCACGAAGGGCCCATGCGCTGCCAGGCCCGGATTGGCCTCCAGGAGGGCCTCGACGGTGCCGCCCCGCTCGCTGCCATAGATCGCCCGGGCAATCCGGTCGAGCCGCTCCTCGTCGCCGGGAACCGTGTAGCTGGTCATAGGAAGCCTCCGAACGCGCCGCCGGTGTCCGAGACGAGCACCAGCTCGATCTGCACCTCGACGATCCGGCCGACGCCATCGGCCGGGTGGAGGCGCTCCTCGTCGACCTGCAGGGATTTCAACCCGACCAGGCCGCCGATCGAGGCGGCGAAGTTCCGGCCCATGCGGATGTAGTTGACCGGCCGGTTGGCGCGCAGATGGCCGAGCAGGGTCGTGATCGCGTCGAGGCCGCCCATGAAGTGCGGCAGCGTCCGCGCCTGGATGGTCACGGTCTGATCGCCGATCCCGGTGAAGTGGTAGTCGGTCGCGTAGCAGGTGGCGGTGCCCGGCACCCGGGCCTCCGCCCGCATCGACAGCCGGCCCGGGTTCAGCCCGAGCCGTTCCAGCCGCGCCCCGCCGATTGCGACCAGCACCCTCATGCCCAGCTCCCGAGATCGTGCAGGGCGCCGGCCATGGCGGTCCGCACGG